TGGGTACGGATATTGAAATTTAATGAGACTGCCGGAGCTGGACTCCGGCTAGATCACTGAAAAACGCAAAATATCAGTTAGAAAGAACGGAAGCATCGAGCGCTTTAGGTCGCGCAAATAGAATTGAAAGTGAGAATTTAAACTAACCACGCAACCCGCTAATGAAATGAAGGCTCGGATAGTTCTAGGGATTTTTGGGACAAAGAAAAACCCCGCAAATCTACGAGGTCTTAAGAATTAGGTCTGGTGCCCGGGACTGGCACCACATTTTTAATACTATTCAATCAGATAGCTTTAACGGTTCCGTTTAATTTCCGTTATATGGATGTAAAACGGAAATTTTTGAGGGTTTTAACGGAAATTTTCGGTTGTTGCGTAAAAGCCGAAAGATCAAATTTATTTGCGACAGCAGCACTTCTTCTCATCAAAATATCTGCGTTCTGCGACTTCGCCCTGCTTGCCAATGTTGAAAGAAGAGATCGGACGATGGTAGCCCATCACGCGGGTCCAGATTTCGCACGGAGTTCTTTCGCTGTTTTTAATCCCGTATTTATCTAAATCGTTCGTCATAGTTTCTCCCATTCGTTTAACCTTCTTGGTTATTTGCTACTGTAGCGCTCTTCGACAGTATTCAATAGGTCCTCGAACCTCTTGCAGTAATCGTCGACATTCTGCTCCCAACTCAAGACATCGAACTGTGTCTCTATCGGCAGCGCTCTTGGCTCTTTTTTCAAGACTGGCGATGCGGGTGCGCAGGCGGTTAGAGTCAGCGCGAGCGTTAGATTCAGCAGCACGCATCTCGGCGAGAGCGATTGCCTGATTTTTGTATTGTGTCTCATAGTCCTTGACTGTAGCTGTAAGTTCTGAGATTTGAGTTCGAGCCATTTTCAACTGCTCAGAATTCTGGCCATTGTGCAAGCCAAAAAAATAAGCACCGGCAACTATTACAGCACCGGCGCCTATCTTGACTAATTCAAAAGGATTCATCACATCAATTTCACCTCATCTTCTCGGCGATTCATCAGCCCCGGAAGGATTTCGTACATCTGTTTTCCGTGTTCATCCTTAACCAGATTTCCGTTCCTGTCTCTGATTTTCTTTTTCGCAAAGGATCGGAATCCCTCCTTTGCTAACTCGAGTTTCCCAGAATTCAAATATCCAAGCGTCTTAGATTTGGCTACCGCGTTCACCCCGAGGTTGAAGGCCAAATCTAATAGAGCTATGTACTGTCCCTCAGTGAGTTTGCAAGTAACATAAGGAGCCAATCCCTCGTCGTGCTCGATCAAATCATCGCGAATCAGCTTTTCAGCTTCTTGTCTGGTGATAGTTTGGCCTGGTTTAACTCCTTTTGTGTGCCCATAGCCAATAGTAAGAATTCCTCCGGGACAACGGTAGGCTTTCAATCGTAAACCTTCCCACCTCTTAACAAAATCCTCTGCAATTAGCGGATTCCATTGCGAAAACGGTAATTTTTCCTCATTCATTTTGACTTTCTCCTAAGTGAACCTTTTCTTTGATGCGTTTCTCATGTTCTGTCTGGACGGTTTCCAACATGTCTCTTATGCGTTGAGGAATGACCTGACCGAACCCCGCCTTCTCAACGTTTTCGAGAATTGAAATCAATTCATTCAGAGAAAGAGCACCAATTGCCCAGGCCCCAATCCATGGTTCATTGAATATCTGATCCACCCCGTGGAACCCGATAGCAACCATGAGGATGATGAATTTCCGGATAAGGCCTTTGAGCCCTACTCTGCTTGACCATGTTCCGGTTCTGGCAGCGGCTACGATCCCGCTCAAGTAATCGAATACCACAAATCCAAACAACCAGTAGAAGAGGTTCTGATGCTCTCCCATGAGACTACTGATAAGGGAAGTAAAACATCCGGCAATAGTTAAAAAGAAACTCTTGAGAACTCCGGGATCAAAGTTATTCAAACGGCTTAAAAATTGATCCCACATCTCTCAATCTCCCTATGTCGTCGATTTTGTAGATGCATGTTTCCTCCGATATTTAGATAAAAAAAGAAAGCCCCTCGCGAGGAGGGGCGGATAAAGCTTAGAGTTTTGCAGGGAAGAATCGCCATTCAAGGAAAATAAAAGTTCCACTCGTCAATTCGAATTCCAACCTATCTCCCTTGTTTAGCCGGATGAAATTTGTATAGCTTTTAGTATTCTCCTTTTCATCCGTTGCAAAACGTCCCGCGAAAATTTTATTGGTTTTTGTATAAACACAAATTTCGTAAAAAACCCCGCGTTGGATTTTTGGCACAATTACGAAATCTCCATTCGATGGAGCTGTGTAGCTAAAAGTTGAATTTGAGCTCGAACCATAAAGCTGTCCATCGTAGTTTGGAAAATTTCCATCTGATCCCTTCTTGGATGTCAGAGTTAGAAGGCTTTGGAGGAGTGCTTTTAACATGACACACCTCCAACGCTCAAGTTAGTTTTGACTGCCGACGCTCGGGTAAAACTTAACAACGGGGAAGTCAGTATTTTGTACGTTCTCGTACCTGAATGTGACCGTGAATGCAGTCCCTTTCTTGACAGGAACAATTCCTCCAGCCCACGTCCCTTCAATCGCACCTTGCCACAATCGCATACCCGCGTATTCAATCCATACGCCTTTAACGCTTGGACTTTTGGCAGAAACTTGTGCAGATATATAGCCGTCGTAAGGCGCGACAAAAGATGATACTGCTGTATTACTTGGTAATGCAGTTGGACCTCGTGCAAGAATTGTAGGCGAGAGAGCAGGAAATGCATTACTACCGACCCATTCCTTTTTGTTAGTAAGGAATTTCTCCGCAAAGAGTTGTACAAGTTGCTTAAGCATATTGCACCTCCTCTACGGATAAGTTTTTCAATAACTTTGTGCCCCCCGACTAACCTATAAAATTTCCCGAAGAGGAGCCGTCCGGAAATGCTGTAACCTATAATGTTCCCTTTTCGCATTGGAACAAATAGTTTGCTCTGGCCGTTGTTCAGAGAATAATTAGAACTTTGTAGGCCGTCTCCCCAAACATTGATACTGCCTCCTGTATCTACGACGATACACAAATACCCATCATAAGGTGCAGCAAAAGTATCCGGTTGGCTTGTGTTAAGCGTAACGGATGTGAAATCTGTCTCGTTAGGAAGTGATTGACTGGCCACCTCCGCTGACTCAGACTTTGAATAAAACAATGACAATAGGAGGCTCAATAAACTTTTCAGCATAATGATCCTCCTGTTACAAGATGGTTATGACGCTCCGACAGACTTTGCAAAAGCAAATGTTGTTGAACTGCTTGAGGCTCCCTCTCTAACATTAAAGTAATAAGAAACTTCTTGGCCTTTGCGAACGGGAATAAACAAGCGTATCCAGTCTTTTCCAACGCAAGAAACGTACATATCCGGTGTGTAGATAGACACGTTTGCAATGTCTTCAGCGTTGTTTTCTTTAACGAAGAAGTATCCATCTGTTGGTGCCACGTATTTGCCCCAAGTGTCTTTTTGCAAAGAGAAGGTCGTCTGATTACTTGACGGATACCCTTGACCGCCGACCCATTCAGAGCGAGACGTAATAAATTTCTCAGCAAACAATGAGATAAGCTGTTTAAGCATAACTTACCTCCGGTGCTAAACACTGAGAAAGTTTTGCTAAGATACCCCCCCCCGATGGTTTTAGTAAACCAACACGCGATATTATGTGCTTCCCGAGCGTACAGTCCAAAGGGTTGTCCTTTAGCCACTGGGCAGGCAGCCATTAAGACATCTCCTTTAACTTGTGGAGTTGAGAATGTGTTTACGTTGGTCGTCTGTGCTGCGGCGATGCAATTATCGGAATCTGCCGTGAATCTTATAGCAGCATAACCATCTGTAGGCGCAATACCTTCGTAAACAGGGGCCCACCCAGTGACACTGCTTGTTGTAGGAGATAGGGTTATAACAGATACGGACGGCATAGCCTGATGTCCCACCGCCTCAGATTCTTTTTTGCTGTAGAACTTGGACAAAAGGAGCCGCATTAGATTTTTTAGCATAACGCGCCTCCTGCCAAAGAATTAAGCGTCTGAACTTGCCTTGTAGAACCAAATAGAATAATCCGAAGTCTTTCCACCCCGGCATAAGAATTTAACAGTGGTCCCTTTTTTGACGTAACAGCAGAGGCCACACCCAGCAGTGTTTCCGTTAAGGACAGAGGCAAGCGCCATTTGTCCATTCTCGACTTGAATTTCAAGAGCTGACACTGTGCTTGAATTGCTCCGAGAGGTTGCCCAGCCGTTGCATGGCGCAACATAGCTAAAGAAGTCCGTGGTGCTTGTGCAAGGGATGTTAGTGCCATTGTGGACAATCGGAGCACACTGTTCTGCAACCCAAGATCTTTTGCTCTTGAGAAAAGTTTCTGCAAATAGTTGCATGAGGTCCTTAAGCATAATAGAGACCTCCGAACAAGACTTTTATACCCCCCCCGATTGCCTTGACAAATCCTACTGTGATGTGTGAAACGAAGGCTCCTTCTACGGAATATGTGGCTCCTTTGCTCACGGGGATTGCGACCCCTAAACCTTTTGGTGCAGGTGCTTGTGCAGACACATGAAAAATATTGCCAAGTTGCGCTCTGACTTCGCTATTCGTATTGTCCTCAGCACTAGCATTGACGAATAAATATCCATCGTCAGGAGCTATCCCCGCATTGAGTATTCCCCAAGAACCGACAGTTTCGTCTTTGCTGAGAAATATCGTTTTTGTTGCGCTAGGCATAGCAGAATGCCCCGCCTCCTCTGGGGTCGTTCGGCTATCGAGTAGCTTTTGAATAAGTTGTTTTAGCATTTTGACTCCTCGCCCGGACAAGGAGCCCGAGCTATTACTTAATTTTGTAAACCGTTATCTGGATTATCTTTGCGTTTTTAATATCGCCTGCTGATATCGTTACTCCCTTCTTTACCGGAAAAGAAAACACATAAGACAGCCCCTCTGTTTCGACTGTCGTATGTACGTTGTGGCTATTAAATAGGATTGGGAACCAAGCAAAGGTGGGAGAACCTGACCAAACTGCCTGCCACGAAATAACTGCATACCCATCAAATGGAACAACGTAAGGCAGAGAGGTTGCGGTTACGGATTCAGAAAAATCAGTTAGACCAACAGTAGAAAGATTTTCTCCATAGATTATTTTACCCCCCCCCTGCTAAGACTTACAGCTCTGCGGGGCACAAACAAACTACATAACAAACTTGCCAATTCTTTAAGCATGAAAGAAACCTCTCTGTTTGATGGAACTACGATCGCTGACTGCCTGCTCTAATTCATAAGCCAAAGCTGTGGGAAATTCCGGGTAATCGACAAATGGGAATCCTTGTTTCTCTGGAAGATCCTTGAGCTCTTGCCGGTAATCTAACAATGCTTTTCTGTCTTCTTCTGTCAATTGAGATCGCTTAGTTCTTGCGGCAGATTGAACTGTTATATCCGGGAGCTGAACGTATCGATCAGTGTCTGAGATTCGAGCATTGCGCTCTCCTCTGACCTCCTGCTCATACTGCTGTTTCACGAAGTCATCATCCAGTTCCGGAAGCTCAGTTGAAAGATAATAGTCCCCATCGGCACTCTGGAAATATCCCTTAGGACTGGGTTCTAATTTCCAATATTTGATAATGGTTCCGTCTTCTCGTTTAAATCTTTCTGACAAGGTGTAATTGCTTTGAGCAAAAGCTTCATCCTTAGCATCGATGAATGCATGTTGTCCGGGAGAATTGGACGAAACTGCAATCCTCCCATCAGAGTCTTTTAGTGAATATTTAGACAAAGGTCGATTCATTGCCCTTGAGAGCATTTCTTGCTTAACTTCTTCAAGTGTCTTCATACTTTTCCCTTAATTAAGGATTTTCTGTTCCTGCGTCTTGTCCTGTCTGGGCATTCTTAATGTTGTCGATTTCTTGTTGAGTTCCTCCGTTCTCGAGGATCAATTCTTCAAGAATCGGACATAAGTAATCATCGGTCCGGTCGTTGAAACTATCGTCAGCCCAACTGTCGACTCCAGCGCTGAAACCTATATTGCTTCTCGCCGTATTTTGTTGAGTGGCTGATAGGGTTTGGGGAGCCTCGTAAGACACAGAAGGAGTTAGGTCTGTGTAGTCTGCCGATAAAAGAGCCGTACCTGCAGTTGTGTTTACGGAACTTATCCGGAACATTCGACCATCTGTACCGACAACCGTGTCTCCAGCTTTTATATTCCCTTGAGGTTTTAAATCAGCAATCTGGATAGTTCCGGAAGCAGTTAAAACCTGATCAATTACTCGAACTGCATACGCATTGGAAGCGGCCTCAACAGCTTTGGACTCTGCCGTTTGTGCCGCTGTCTGAGCTGTTTGAGCTGCCACCTGTGCAGTTTCTGCATTTCCTTGAGCTGTCTCTGCTGCTTGTTGGGCCGTCTGTGCTGTTTGGACTGCTTGGGCCGCGTTGTTTTGCGCTGTTTGGGCACTGGCAGCAGAACTTTGAGCCGCAGTTTGTGCGGCCGCAGCTGACGCTTGGGCTGTATTAGAAGTATTTACTGCAATCGTGGATGCATCAATCGCGGATTTCGACTGTGCGATTGATGTTTGTATGTCTGCGTCCCAATCATCGACCGTTTGTTTCAGGGTCTCAACTTTTTCGTTTGCAGCATTGGCCTGAGCTAAGGCGTTGGAAGAAGTTGAATTGGCGGTTTGAGCTGTTTGACGGGATTCCTTTGCGATCGAAAGGGCCTCCGAAGAGTTGTCGGAAGCTTGATCGGCATAAGCTCCAATATCGTTGATTGCATCTTCTGTCTGCTTCAGAACATCTGGACCGCTAATCACGCCCGTTCCTGTGGGCGTGTAATGGAATTGAAATTTAGTTTTTGCCATATTCAATTACTCCGGCAATCGCAGAAAATAGGCCAGGGTGTAAAAAGGCGGCTCATTGGTTACACCTGAGATGCTTACATTTGCAGATAGTGGATGCGTGTGAGTTTGTCCGCTTCCCGTATTCCCTACCGATACAGTGTGAGCATGGTTCCCGTTCGTTGAGGTAGTTCCACTCCAAGCATTTGCGGCATTAAACCCAACTCTGCGAAGAACATCATCTTTGAAAGAACCTCCTGCGTCCTTCCAGTTGCCATAACTTTCTACGTAAAAGGCTCCTCCGCCATCAAGACCGCCTTGGCAATCCCATCCGCCGAAGGTGCCAGTTATGTTCATACTTCCTCTTGAGTGAGTATGATCACCTGCACCTCCGGTACTTGCTCCATGAGAATGTGCAGGTAACTGTGCGACAGTAAGTGCCGTTCCTCCGATGGTTCCATTCACAGACAGACTTGGAATTTCAATCGTTGCCGCCCCTCCTGTAGTACCGGCATTCTTAGGCAGGGATCCCTTAACAAACTTTCCTACTAAGTTTGGGACCGTTCCTCCACTTCCGTCCGAGCCTCCGTCGCATAAAACCCAGCCCGCGTCAGCCTGAGTAGTTCCCCAAAAGATCGGATTCCTGTTTTCCGTTCCTCCAAGCGTCACGTTGTAAAAAGGCACAACGGCGCCGGCCGGCACAGTGATGTCAATATTTTTCCAAACTTCTCTGTTCGTTCCGGGAGCTACCGCCGTTGAATGAGGACCGTTGGGCTGCAGACACCTGTACTTTGTCCCGTTCTGCATGACCTCATTGCCAACCTCGTAATCCAATAGGGCTGAGTAATTCATGATTCCACCCTGCTGGAACCACACAGCAAATTGAGACAACAGGAACAAGACACCGTTGAAGTCTGCTTTGTGCGGCGGAATACCGCCCTGTTCGATCGGCACAGCATTGACCTGTCCCCAGCCCTCCTGGACAGACAAGCGCCCGGTTCCTGCTTCAGCCGGTGTCAAGGGAGGAATTGTGTATTCCCCGCCAGCGGCCACAACTCCGGGAATTTGAAATTTAGGATAGTTGCTCATATATCAATAACCTTTGAAGGATTGAATACGCCCTGATTGAAGGGAAGAAGTTTTGATCCGTAGAAACCAAAGACCAAAGTATTTGGAACAACCGCTTCGACATTCGCCAGGACGCCTGCAGGCCTATTCAAAAGACCGTAGTTTTTGAGAATCGCGATTTGAACTGAGTTCGGTTCACCTACAATTCGGATGTTGATGGTCATGTCCTGATAGTCGTTTACGAATGCCGGAAGACCGATTAGCCGAGTCAACAAGGAGTTGATGGTTTCAGCTGTAGAGTTCGAAACATTTACAACAGCGCGATAAAAGATCAGGAAACGGAAAAATTCATCATCCAGCCGAGTGTCCTGACCGTCGACAACGAGGTTCCGGTTCACGCCTACGCGCTTTCCCCACCAATCCAGCCAAACCCCGGAAGCTGTATCAGGGTTCAATATGAAATTAAAAAACGCGTCCAGTTGAGGGGACGCGTCTAATTCCGCATTGAAAAGCAACCCTAATTGTCGGTATCGCTCGGAGTGCGAATACTGCGACTGGAGCGCAATAGAAATCAACGATCCGACATTTGAGAGTTTTCGAAAATCCTCAACACTCAGAATGTTCCGCCAAGTTGCAGAATCTGCCATCGTTAGCCTCCTGTTTGGAATACCAGAGAGACATCGGACTCTTGAATCGTGGGCTCCACATTCGCAGGGATCTGGACACTGGATCCGAAGGCTCCGGATCCCAGAGCTACTTGGATGGATGCAACCGGAACGGCTGTAGCTGACTGAATTGCGGCATAGAACCGAGAAGCGTAGACAGTCGAAGCCAACGAAACACGGTCATTCGCACCTTGTCCAAGAATGTCATTTATTACAGCTTGGATGACGTTGTTTTTCTCGGTCGGATTCATTGAAGTGGCAAAGAATTCGATCTTGACCTTCAAGGCTTGATTCTGCGGTCTGACAATGTTGTAGGCGTAGGTGGCATTGTAGAACCTAGAGTCCGTGTACGAAACCTGATAGCTTCCGGTAGTTCCACAGCCTGCATCCTTACGCTGGTAGATCGTTTGAGCGATCTGCTCATCCTCTCCGCCAACGATGGCGACCAGAATGGAATGAGGATTGATGCTCACGCCAAATTGAGTGATGGCCGCATTCGTCGGGTTCTCTAAAACTCTGACATCGAGAACGCCTTCAAGCGCCGCTAGGTTTGCTTCAATTGCTTCGACATACCCGGTAGCATTGACGGCATAACTTTCTACCATTCGGTTTCTAAGTTCTGCGTCCGTCTCTTCATCTCGACCGACTACGCCAGCGGCAGGATTGGTGATGGTGTCCCATCCAGCAATCGTTGTGACGATTCTGTTAACTGCTCCCGCTGCTACTTCAAGCGGGCCGTGCTCAATCGCAGTAAAGGTGGTTGTGACACTTCCGGCATCTCCGATTCGCGCACCTGCTGCGGCCGAATGTCTGTACTGGTTGCCAAGAGAATCTTGTGCGATCGCACCATAGGGAATAACCGTCCCCTTCAGACCCGTGAGCACACAATTGACCACCGTAGGCTCGGAGATTTTGCGGTCTAAACCGTAAAGCGCCGCCAGTGCATCTAAGAATTTCCCTGTTGCGAGATCAGGATTGACCATGTTCGACAGGAAAAGAATCTCAGAGTTTTTAGCCTCGATTTCGGCCACAATCAGATCAAGGACCTGTCCCATCGGGGAGCTGGGCTCGATGTTCAAAAGCGGATCTGTTGGCGATGTTTGAAACGCCTGCTGGATCCGGGAGCCGAGATCAGAACGAATCTCTTGCGTGCTCGGTAGTTCAACGCCGACAAGTGGATTAAAAATGATTTGAGCCATAATTTTTTAGAACACAAAAGAAACTGTTTCATCCTGCTCGGTCGTGATCGTGATTTCCCCGTGGAGTGTTCTCGTTTCCTCATCGAACTCGGTAATGTCCACAGAATCAACAGATTTCACGCCATCGACTCTATTCCCAGCCTCATGAATCAATTGAGCAAGGACGGAGGAGTCCAGCTTTTTCGCGAGCTGGGCTTCCTTCCATGCGATGCCGTTAGCCTGCTGGAAATAAGCGTCGTTGGTCCACAAACGAATCTCGTTGGCCAAGTTCTGAGCTATAGCTAAAGCTCCGGACGTTAAAAGGATGTTCCCTTCTTTCGTCAGCTGAAGATCCCATGACTGAGGATTCAGAAGAGCTGTTTTTGCTGTATGCGGCATGGCTACACCTCGTTAATCACCCGGGTTGCAATAGCCGAAATAGTTTCGACGGTGATGGGAGCTCCTAAGGAGACGGCGCCTTTTTTTAGTCGTGCCCAAACAGTCTGATTCCTCAATTTTTCAAGCAATTCATGACCTTTTAAGGTCAAACGAGGTGAAAACATACCGTAGGTGTAGTTAAAGCATCCATCAGTTTTGATGGAAATACCCTCAACGAAATCGCCGTCAAGACACAACAGAAGATGACCAAAAATAATCTTTTCTTGATTTCTCGCTTCATTTTTAAGCTCTTCACGCTTTTCGAAATCTTCCAGTTGAATTGAATCAGGAAGTTGACCAACTGTTTTTAGGTACTCGGTTATTGATTCATCTTCAAATTTGCTCAATAGAGACTTTATGACTTGCCAATCGATTCTCATGTCGGAATCCTCGTTTACTGCGGGGCGCCTGTGCTTGAATTCCCGCTTTCCACGCCGGAATGAACGTGTTCAGTCAAGCTGATACCCTTCGCTTTAACATCGCCACTGAATGTTGCGTCAGCCCCTCCAGAGCCACCGCCGGAAATCGGACCATTTAAGTTGATCTGAGCAGAGTTGACTGTAAAACTAGTGCTCGCATTAACCTCACACTCTGGAGCCTCCATCGTGATCTTTGTCGGAGCTTTAATCTGGATAGTCCCTTCATCTTCCAAATGAATAAAGACTTCCGGAGCCTTGCCCCAGAATCCACCAATGTAGAAAGAATCAGAGGGATCGAACTCTCTAAATGTCGCCGGAACCTTGGACGTGTTGTCTCCGTTCACATTTGAAATATCGTGTTTTGCAACAACAGCCAAGCCAACATCGCCTACTTTTGGATCACAGACGATAGCGGCAGTACCATGCTGCAGTCGAAAGTACGGCAATTTAGGAATCGTCGTTACTTCAATCCCTTGAGCCTGTACATTCATAGGCTGTAGCAAGGGCTTGGCCGTAACGTAACCGGCGCCGGCTTCTGTGCCTGTCCTCTTGACTGCCGTTACCGTGACTGGAAATGCCGTATAAACCGTCTTAGAAAGGATCGACTTTACGAAAAACTCTAGGGCATTTATGGGATTAGAGCCTGCAAAATCATCATAGTTTGCACTGAATTCTTGATTACTCATCGGCCTCACCACCTCGGATAGATTGCTGTAATGCTCGTTTTCCACGCCTGAGCACCAGGATCGTTTGCACTGAGCTCATGTCGAAGCCCCGTGATCTTCCAAGTTCCGGATGCTCTTGGGACTATCGTCTCTAATTTGAAATTTGCTCCGATCCGCAGATCCGGCCTAAAGAACGTTGTGACGTTGATTCCGTTATTGGAAAATGTCGGATACCCGATCATCCCATTCATTGCGTTAATCAAGGGAATAGATCCCTGAGTCTTCCGGATTCCGTGTTTTTCAACGAGCACCACCTTGTCATCGTCAAAAATCAGATTGGCCCCCACTGCTCCGGCAATTCGTCTCATTTTCGTAACCGGATCGCCTTCAATGATGCAGTCCTTGATTGAAGCTGTGATGTCGTTATTCTCAAGTGTGTAGCCGATCTCTTTTGAGATCTGGTCAATTAAGCCTGCGACCGTTTGATTTCCGTTAACAGAAATTGGCGGCTGAGGAATCAGTGCGGGAAATAGTCCGCAATTAGCTTCGATCTTAAAAGTCGGAGAAGGAGCGGCATTGAAATCCGCCCAGGCGTTAATTATTTCGCCCTTGAAGATAACCGACAGAGTTTTTCCCTTCTCTCCGGCAGAAACATTGATTTTGTTTCGCTTCAACGAAAATGACTTAAAACCTAAATGTGTCAACCGCTCCATCGTGGTTAAAGACAACCCTTTAAGTTCTATCTGAGCCTTAGGAAATGCAGGACATCCGGACTTTTCAACCGTACACTTAACCGCAAACCCTTGAAACGTGACCGCCTCTTGACCGTCCAGCGTGATAGTTACAGCTACCTCTTTTTGCGTGTACGTTGTGTTTTTATCAATTTCCGGCAGTAGTGACGGCATTTCCTGCCTCCTCGTAAATCAATATCCATCGAGAATTGAGCCCCTCGTATTGAGGGTCCGAGTTCCCTAAGGTATCGACAAAAAACAAACGCCCCGAAAATAGAGGCGTCGGATAACAATTGATGTCGGTGCCTACACAGCATCGGCGCCCAGCGAATATCTGGACACCCTCAACCATCAGGTCACAAAAGAGGTATTCGGCAACTTGTCGTAACCGGATAACGCAGTTTTGACCGTCAAGAACACATGAGAACTCTTGGAACGGAAGAGCACTTATAACGATTTGGTTCATTTGCTAAGGAAGCTCTGCAAAATACGTAATTTTTCCCAATCGCCCTTCGGAGGCTTTATTTTCGAAGAATCTGACGGGAATTTTC